GAAGAGAGCCCCGACCACCTCGATGCCTTGGTTTGGGCGCTCACCGACCTCATGTTATCTGGAGTTGTCGTTCCGCACGTCGCGACGCCCGATATGGGTCAGATTGATCACTGGACGGGCCAGGGGCCTGTGATGGGCGATGACACAGGCATATCCGCCGGCGAAGAGGGCGCGATCACGATGGGTGGCTGGTAATGGCGGCGAAGAACACAGGCCCCGGCGTCGCAGCCGGGCAACCAATTCAGCGGCCTGGCACCCCGAGTGCGGACTTAGCCGGCGACCTCCCCAAAAGCGACTATATGTTGGAGGCCGGTAACTCGGGCCTCAAGGTCTTCGGCGGCTATGTCGTCGAAGAGTACGATCCGACGCTCCGCGGGCAGCGCGGCGCGCGCATGTTCCGCGAGATGGCGGATAGCAGCCCGACGATCGGCGCCTTCTTCTACGTCATCACGCAAGTCATCAGCGAGCTGGGGTGGCACCTGCAGCCCAAGGACCAGACACCGCTCTCCTTGATGGCGCAGCAGTTTTTCGAGAGCGTGATCGAAGACATGGAGCACTCCTGGACTGACCTGATCCAGGAAATCCTCAGCATGTGCGTCTACGGCTACGCCCCCTTCGAGATCGTGCTCAAGGAACGCAAGGGGAAGCAGTCGGAGAAAGGCAAATCGTCTCAGTATGACGACGGTATGGTCGGCATCCGTAAGCTCGCCATCCGTTCCCAGGAGACGATCCTCCGCTGGATTTTCGACGCTGACAACAACGAAATACTGGGCATGGTGCAGATGCCATGGACCGGTGGTATCCGCATGATCCCGCGGTCCAAATTGCTTCTCTTCCGTACCCGGTCAATGAAGAACAACCCGGAGGGGCGCAGTCTGCTCCGGAACGCCTACCGGCCCTACTACTTTTCGAAGCGCATCGAGGAGATCGAGGGCATCGGGGTCGAGCGTGACTTGGCCGGCTTCCCTGTCATGTATATTCCGTCTGAGCTGATCACCGCAGCTCGTGCTGGAACTGACCCGCGCGCGGCGGGGACGCTTGCTTCCTACCAGAACCTGGTCAAAAACGTCAAGCGAAACAGCCAAGAAGGCGCGGTCCTACCCTCGGATACAGACGATAAGGGCAAGCCCCTGTTCGAGCTGAAGCTCCTGGCCTCCGGAGGCAAACGCAACTTCGACACCAATGTGATCATCGAACGCTACCAGCAACAGATGGCATCGACCGTGATGGCCGACTTCCTGTTGATGGGTCACGGTTCGCGCGGCGCCGGCGGGTCGACACTGAGTGCCGACAAGATTTCGATGTTCTTCAAGGCGGTCGCCGCCCTTGTCAAAGTCATCATCGACGTCCTGAACAAGGAGCTGGTCCCTCTTCTCGGCGAGCTGAATGGCATCCCTGAGGAGAACTACCCCGCGTTCTTCACCGATAAGCCGGAGCAGGTGGACTTGGGCGCGCTCGGCGCCTACATCAACGCCCTCGCCGCCTCGGGGATGACGATGTTCCCGAACAAGGACCTGGAAGACTACCTCATGGAGGTGGCCGGCCTGCCGGAGCCGACCGAGGAGACCCGAGCCCAGCAAGCCGAGCTGCAGAACCAGCAGATGGAGCAAGGGCAGCCTGGCACCGGTGGCGAAGCGCCGCCTCCGCAGGGCGGCTCGACGCCGATGGGCCAAGGCGCCCCGAAAGCCGGTGGCGGCAAGTCCCTCTTCGGCGGAACAGCGCAACCGACTGGCGGGCCGCCCAAGCCGGGGGCCGGAGCTGATCCACGCATGGGCGCCCAAGGGTCCTTCGGGCAATCGAGCGGGAAGGGCGTCGTCTAATGCCCTTCGTCTCCTCGACACCGGTTCCGTGGGCGCACCTTCAGGCCGACAACGACCCCGTGCGCGCGGCCGCGGAGGCCAAGGATGGCGTGATCGCGAACTGGCTGGCGTCCGCCTGGAATACGCTCTGGAGCATAGACGGCCCGCATACGCCGCAGCGTATGGCCGACGAGATGATGCGCCGCACGCAGGGCATCACGCAGGTGCTGAATAGCGCGCGCTGGCTCGGTCAGGAAGCAATGAGTTCCCAGATCGGGAACATACGGAAAGACTTCTCGGTTGGCTTCCAGTTCAATCGGCAGTCGCCGGCCGTCCAGGAGCAAGCCGATCTACATGCGGCGCAGTTTGTCCGCGAAATTGGCGGAGATACGCGCACGACACTGAACTCGGTCATGCGGGACGCGGTCGCGCGCGGGCTCGGGCCGCCGGAGACGGCGCGCGCGATGCAGGAGAGCATCGGTCTCACGGTCAGCCAGGCGAACGCCGTTCAGAATTATCGTCGCCTGCTGACCGCGGGTGACCCCGCCGCCGCGGCGCGCGCGCTTCACGATCAGCGGTATGGCCTTGACGTCGCGAACCTCACTCCGGAGCAGATCGATGCACGAGTGGACGCCTATCGCCGACGGTACGTGGCATACCGTGCAACGACAATCGCACGGACTGAGACGCTTCGCGCATCGAATTCAGGGGCTGTAAGCGTTATTCAGAGCGCGGTCAAGTCCGGCGCTCTTCCTCGCGGCACCGTCAAGACATGGATGGTAGCGAAGGACGAACGCACCTGCGCACGGTGCCTGTCTATCCCCAAGCTGCAGCCTGATGGCGTTCCTGTCGACGAGCCCTTTACCTGGCACGCCGGGAACCAAGACGGACTGATCATGCTGGCGCCTCTACACCCCGACTGCAGATGTACGAACTCCTTCAGGGTGATAGGGCGATGACCGCAACGCTTCGGCCGGAGACGATCGAGTACCTCAAAGGCATCGGGCTCACGACGCAGGTCGGCCGCGGCCGCCGGAAAAATCGTCCAATGGGCCGTGCGCGCATATTCTTGAAGGACATGGATGTTGGCGATGTTCACATGCCGGCCAATATAGGTGGAGACGCCTCCCGACCGCGGCGCAAGGTAAAGCCTGTAGGAGCGCCGACGGTGCGAGATTTGTTCGCGAAGGACTGGACCGAATTTGATCAGAACCGGGGAACGAGCCCGCGGCAATCGGGGGGTCGTCCTCTCCGCCCTATTTCTCAAGGAACGCAGAACAGACTGGCCTATGAGGCGGGCGTGAACGGCGCGGCGAATGGGGCGATAGCCGGAGGCCTAGCGGGCATAGCCGCGCGACAAGGCGCAAATCTGGCGGGCCAAGCGATGCAAAGAGCGGCAGCGCCTAGCCACACCGCCGCTTCCGCCGAATATGCTGCGAGAGCCAAGAAGGCGGAGGACCTCGCGAGCCGGCCAGGCACGAAAGGGGAAGGTGCCGCGGCCGCAGCGGCGGCGGAGCGACTGCGGGCTAAAGCCGCGGCCGCGGGGGGAAGAGCGGCACGGCCGGGGCTCGGTACGGCGGGGAAGCTGCTTATGGCCGCGGGTAAGAGGGCCCCTCTTCTTGGGGCAGCCGGGTTAGGGGCGTATGGGGCCTACCGTGCGGCGCAGTACGTTCGAGCGAATACGCTGGTTGCGAAGGACTGGACCCAGTTCGACCAGGAGCGCGGTGCCGGCGAGAAGACAGGCCGGGTAGCCGGCTTCGGTGCCGGTCTGTACGCCACTCCGCGCGTCGCGCGTATCGTCGGTCGCGTGATGATTAGCCGTGGGTTCAAGCGCTTTCCCGCGCTTGGCGCCGGCGCCATCGCTGCCTATGGCACAGTGCGTGGCGCGCAGGCCGCCGGCGGATACGTCGGCCGGAAGATCGATGAACTGGGAGCAAAGGTCTTCAAGGCTGGCGGGGCTGACGAGGCGCGTGACGAAGCCGGACGCTGGACCGCAACCCAGCATCACCTCGATCAGGCCAATCACCACGCGAAGATGGCGCGGGCGTATATCTCCGCGGCTCCAAACTTGTCGGGAAAAAAGTTGTCGGACGCGGTAGACGCGGCGGACATGCACACCACCGCAGCTGCGTTTCACGCGGGAGAAGCTGAGCGCCTTCACGCGATGGCGCCAAAGATGGGTCATCTGGCCTCGATCGTGGCTCGGGTCGCTCGCTCGATCCGCAAGGACTGGACCGAGTGGAACGCAGAGCACCAAAAAGAGCTTGAGCAACACCATGCCGACTTTGCCTCGGGCAAAATCTCGATGGACGAGGCGAACCGCCGTATCGGACGACTAGCGGCAAGGGCCAACCAGGTTTCGATACACGAAGTATCGGCGAAGGAGCCACCGCCTCGACGAAGCCCGCTGATGGCTAGAGCAGGTCGCGGAGCAGTAGTAGGGGCGAAAGTCGGAGCCATAGCGGGAGGGCTCTTTCACGGAGCAGGGGCAGGTATGGCGGCGGGGCCTAAAGGGGCGCTGGTTGGCGGAGCGCTGGGCGCAGTGCATGGAGCAGTCGCGGGGAGCCTGGTAGGTACGCTCGGTGGAGCGCTATTCGGCAAGGGCTCCATCGAGCAGACTATGGGAGAATTCAAACGAGGCAAACTCCACTCAGGATCAAAGAAAGGGCCTCAAGTCACAGACAGGGCGCAGGCTATTGCCATTGCCCTCGACACGGC